GTTAAATTCACGTTCGTTGTTGACCACTCGAATTTCAAGAGTGTCAATTCTTTTTTGTAGATTAAATGTGCGTATCATCAGCATGATCACCATCACGGCCAAGACAGTGGTTGTGATTCCCCAGCCGGCCACAAGACCATAGGTCCAGGTCCACAAACTGTCAATACCATTGGTTAGTAGTGCAATAGGGTTCATAGTCCAATCCAGGCTGCTTGGTATTGTGCAAAATACGGCAACACACCAATTTGATTTGCATATTCGGCCAACAAGCGACCTTTGCCGGCAATCTTGCTGGGAGCAATAACAGTTCGTTTGCCAGATTCCAAAATATGAGTGACCGGTGGACTGTCGTCTACCACCAACAAGGTTTTGGGATTCAGCAAGGGCGTGACTGCGGCAAATTCTTTAAGGCAGTGTACTGCACTGGGGAACCAGTAGTCCCAGTCAAGATCATAACTGTCAAGATACACCAGGTTGGGCACTGGGGGATCCTCGGACCGAGCCAACTCGTCCAGGAATTTTACACTGTCCTGCAGGTGTACCATGGTCTGACTGCCAACCAGTCCGCGACAGGCCATAACTGAATCGGCACTGATGTCCACGGCATGTACACAACTGTCAGGTCCTCGAGCTGTCACATAACGATCAAACAGCACTGTGCTTTGGCCGTCACCGGCCCAGTTATCAGGTTGCCGAGCAACACCTGTTTCGATAATCAAAATTGGTCCAGGCTGTTGATCCAGATATTCAAATATCTGTCTAAATGTGCTGGTTCGTTTTTCCAACCGGGGTTCAGCTTCTTGTTCAAAGAAGTTCCAAAAATCTTTTGTGGTCATTGTTTCTCCATAAAATCCGCAGTGAAGTTCACTGCGGCAGTGTTGTTACAGTATTTTTCCTATCACATGATAGATCAACTGATCCAGTTCTGCTTGATAGTCGTGTTGTTGTCTACGCTTGAGCCAAATTGCTTGTACCAGCTCTGGCACGGTCCAGCCAGTTGGCTGTTCTCCACGATTTGACAACTCCTCAATCAGATCTTCTGTGTCAAAATCTGACAGGTCAACTTCTACTTCTGTGTATACTGATACCATTGTTGGTCCTTAAAACTTGATGTATTGAGTTACCGATTGAGCTGTTGCCAGGTCAGCCAGGCCTTGAAACTATTGTACACTTGTTCAGCTTCTTTGTCATCCGCTTCGACCTTGTTTCCACGAACATAAAAACCAGTTGCATTGATTTTGAGCATGACGTCTCCACCGCACATGAATGTCACGGTGTTGGGATCGTGTTTGTGAAACTCAATCTTGTTGTTGTATTCCTGATCATTTGGCATGCTGATCTCTTTCAACTAAACCATATATAAAAACCATGCAGAATCCCCACAGGAAAAAAAACTGCACCTGCTATCAGGAATCCCCAGGCCAGTTGACCAAAGCAGTAGATCACATGCGTGAACCAGGCAACAACACATGCCAGCATCCAGAGTCCAATTGTGAGACTCGCAAATTTTGCTGTTTGATTTGATTTCATTTTGAAAATTCCTTTGTAATACAGTATTGTAACAGCGGCCAACAGCAAATGTCAATGTTGATTGGCAATCTATTTGTCAATTCTAAAGGTCTTGAATCGAGGAAATCGTAGACTGTAGGTTCCGTCTTGATTTTGAGTCACTGCGTCAGCTAACACTACCGCAGTCTGCCCAATCACTGCAGATTTGTGTTGCCAGTAGTCATTGCGTTGTGCATCGGTGAGACCGGACCCCACATTGACTCGTATGAACTTGCCTTGATCAGTACCTTCACACACCAAGGCACCTGCTCGGCCCAGGTTCTTACCAGTGCCTTCTTCCACATCAATCACAACAAGATCATAATCGTACACTGGTTTCCATTTCATCCAAAATGTAGTACGTCGACAGTCGTAGGGAGCATCTACGCTTTTGATCATGATACCTTCGTAGCCATCCTTGACAGCATCTGTGGCAAAGCGACGCATGACGTCATGTCCTTCAGCTGTGTCCAAATCCACTTCAATGCCTGGCATGAGACGTACCGAGTCAGTAACTTCAAATATTTCTTTTTTGGATTCTAAAAGATCAGTACGTCGTTGTTGTTGGGCATTCCAGTAACCACGTTCAAAGTCGGCTATGGGTATCCAATCAAACACATAGTAGATCATGCCGGCAGTTTTGGCGTTGTTTTTACGCTGTGCCTGTTTCATCAGAGCCTGAAAACTTTCTCCCACAATTTCGCCATCCAACACAATGCCTGACCCATCAAGTTGACCCAGGTGTATATTCAGCTGTGGTCTAATACTTTCAAGCTCGGCTTCAATCAGTGGGAAGTTTTCAAATCTTCTACCGTTACGGCTGTAGAGATTTATGGTATTTTTGGTCACAACAGCCAGCACACGCACACCATCCAGTTTGCGTTCAATTCGCTTGGTGCCGGTCATCTTGCTGGCATGGTCAGTTGAATCTGTGGCCAACTGACAAGTGAACACTGGTATTTGCCATTCGGTATTGGTCAAGACTCGGTTGAGAGTTTTTTCTGTGATGCCACAGCGTAGATCTTTGATAATGACTCTACGGCATAGCCCGTTCCATTCTGCTGAATCAAACTGCTGTGACATTTGCTCAATGGCATGTTTGGCCGCATGTCCAGTGACACTGCGAGTGCGAAGACCTTCCAGCAGGGCCCAGAACTTGGGCCAAGGATTAAGTTTATTTTCTAATCCAGCAGTTTCAGGAACTTTTTTTACACCAAACACATGATAGGGGTTGTAGGTCTGCCAGCAGTTGAACAAAAAACATTGAGCATTGGCCGATCCCAACCGGGCTGCTATCAATGCTTTTTCAATCACTGATTCTTTGTGTAAACGGCTATCGTTTGCTTCCAGGTCTCTAATCCAGTCTGCGGCCACTTTGATCTCGTTGAATTGTTGTGATGCGTAATCTATTGTCATATATTTACTACCAGCTTGAGTTATAAAATATGCGTAGACCCAAAAACAAGTTTGCACGAGCATCTCGCACAAATTTCAAATCTTGTTCCAGGTAGTATTCATCGCTGTCGTTGCCAAAAAAGAATCCAGTGGTGCTGGGCAAAAGTTTCTGGGTCAGGTCATGTTCCAGCTGGTCAATGTCGTCCCAAGTCAACTCTAATTCAACACAGTTAAACACATCAGAATCTGGGTCTACAGGTTCACTTGCATCTGTAGGTTGTGTCTTGTATTGTTTTTCGCGCCAGAGCTGTTCCATCCAGCCATGCAGGTTAGGATGTTTACGCCAGTAGGCAATTTCTGCGGGCCGAGTGGGTCCATCGTCTGGATTACCACCCCAATACTTGTCCCATTGGCCGCTCTGAGTGGCCATATAAGCATACATGTCAAGTCCCATGGTTATAGACCTCGAATACGATTGATGAGTTTTGTGGCTTCTGGAAAGCCCTGGCGTTGTTTGCTGGAAATCAACAGCTCGGTCATTTCGTGTTGTATTTGATACACTCCGCTGACAAAATCATACAGCCTGTCGGCAGGAATGGTCAGTTGTGTTAGATTGTATTTTTCAAATGATTTGGGATTCATGATTGTACTCCGATTAGTTTGGTCAGTGTTGCCTGGGTTTAGTTGTCTTGACTGCGATTTTTTAGTTTGCTTTCGATTTTGATAATATCCAGTCTGATACGGTAGTCCATATAAAATACTATGCCAACAAAAAAACACGCCGACAAAATTTTCAGTATGTCGGTTGGCACATATTTAAAAAGCAGACAGGATAACACTATCAGCACAATCGTTGCAATCCAAAATCTCACAACACCCAATAGTGCTTTTACTTTGTTGTTCATACTTGCTCCTGAAATTTGACTATATGTAATATTATAACAGTATTTTTACCGTTTGTCAACCTGTGAGTTGACCACACAGTTTTTGTATGTCTATTTGCACACTACGGCTGACCTGAATCAGGATATGGTGCGTGATTGGCGCCCAGGTTTGGGCAATGGTCTGCTCCCAAATTGGGGCAGTGACCTGGTCTGTGATCTGGGTTTGATCCTGGACCTGCCACCGTACCTTGTTTTGAATTTGAGATTTAATCTGCATACCACTCCTGTAGGTCTGCA